GTAGATGTGCAGCACGTCCCCGGCCGGAACACGAACCGTCTCGGACGTGAATACGCCCTGATCGGTGCTGTCGCCGGGATGGCGGCGGCGGAAGTGATAGGCTTGGCGTCGCCCAATGGCATCGAATTCGATCCCGCAACGGATGCGATTGCCATTGGCGGCGGTTTCGGTTTTCTCGAAGGGCAGCATTTCCGATTGCAGCAGTTGTAATTGGATCGGCACAAGCAGACCGTCCTCAGCGCGACGCGGGCGCAACCGGACGAAGCATTCGCCCGCGACGAACATCTCGCGCGCTACCATGGCCTGCAAGCCGTAGAAATCGGTCAGCCCGTCGGCATCGGCCTCGTCGGTCCAGGCGAGCCACAACCGCTGGACCTGATCGCGCAAGGCCGGATCCTCGATCAGCGAAGACGGCTTGATCCCATCGCCCACCAGGTTCGACGCAAAAGCCTCGCAGGCGTTGGCGGCATAGCCATTGGTGACAACCAGTTCGCGTGACCGCGCCAGCAGACGCGGGCCGCCCGAAGCGATCAGCGAGTTGATGTTCTCCAAGGGCGGTTGCCAGCCCCGCAGCCGCCGCTACGACATCGCCCCTTCCAGCCGGGCACGCACGGCTGTGGGTCCACCGGCCTTCCGGCGGCGGAATGCATCGAGCCAGGCCATGCGTCAAAGGCCTTTGCGGGTGATCACACGCACCTGCCGGATGATCTTGCGTCCCTCAGCAGTCGCGATCTCGCGGTCCAGCAGCTCAATGGCCCGGTCGATCTCGGCGATGCTGCGGTAATCCACGGTCTTGCCGTCATAGCTCACGCGGGCCACGCCAGAGGAACGTTGCGTCGCGAGAGTTTCGCGGCGGGAGCGGAGGTTTGCGGGCGTGGGCATTGAAAGATCCTGACGGTTGTTGTGCCGGTGGCAGGCCATTGGCAACTGCGATATGAACAGACAAAGGCCAATTCACCGGAGACACGACCATGACGCCCGACCAGATCCTTGCCGCTTTCTCTGAACGGGATGGCTTCCCGCGTGAAGCCATGGCTGCTGCCGGAGCAATCCGCGAGGATATGATCCCGCTCTTCCTCGAACAGATTGATCGTCTACAATCGGACGAACCCGAAGCGTTCAATGACGCGGATGTTTCGGCATTCCTCTTTGTCTACTTCCTGCTCGGCGAATGGCGCGACGCCCGCGCCTACCGACCGCTCACGGCTATGTTGCGCCAAGATCCCGACTTCCTCGACTTTCTGATTGGCGACGCGGTGACGGAAGGCACCGCGCACGTGATAGCCGGGGTCTGCGACGGCGATCTGATGCCGATCTTCTCGGTGCTCGAAGATCCGGCTGCTGACGAGTACGCCCGCGGCCAGATGATTGACGCGCTCGTCATCATCGCCCGCGACCGGCCCGAAAGCCGCCCAGATGTCGTCGATTACCTTGAGCGCTTTCCATCGGCCGATTTCGACAAGCCGCAAACCCTCTGTGGCTCGTGGGCCTTTGCCGTCGCCGACCTGAGGCTCGTGCACCTGGAGCCACAGGTCCAGGAGGCATTTGAACGGGAGTGGATATCACCCGACGAGGCAGACTTCTCGTTTTTTCAGGCGCAGTTGCGCAAAGCGGTGGAGGCAGGCGAGTCGCCCTGGTTCCACATCAGCCGAAACACCCGCATGATCGAAAGCGCCATCGACGAGCTGTCGCGCTGGCACTGCTTCTCCGACAAGTTACTGGAGAACAAGGCAACGACGCAGGCTTCGGAAAGTTCGCTGTCACACCTCTTCAGCGACACCTTCGAACACGCGGCGCCAAAGGTCGGGCGCAATGACCCCTGTCCGTGCGGCAGCGGCAAGAAGTTCAAGAAATGCTGCCTGCATTGAAGCAGCATCAGACCTGGGCCGATCACCGCATGTAGTTCGACGCCACAGACCTGCGCCGTGCGGGACTGCGCACTGCACGAATGGATCCGGCGGCGGCCTTGTCTTGTGACCCATCCTCCTTGCCGTCCCCGGCCACCTGCCCCTCCAGATCAACCCAGCGCGCCTCTGACCAGCGATCAGCGCCGACGATCCAGGCAGCGGCGCGGGCATAGACCCGGCAATCCAATGCCTCGTTGCGTTCCCGCAGCTTTTGCCATTCGAGCCGGGCAAACCCGCGTTTGGTGCGCACGGTGACCAATTCCTCGGCCACCAGCTGCTTCAGCCATTCGCTTTCCACCCAATCGGGCAGATGCACCGTGCCGGGCGGGTGCGTTACCCCCTCGGCCAATTCCTCTTTCGTCGGGCGCGGCAGGCCGAGATGACGGTAGGTCTCCGCCTTGAAGGTGGAGACCGCCACCGTCCAGAGCCGCGCGCCCCGGCGCAGGCGTTTGCCTGCGTCCGTCACATCGACATAGGTCGGCCCCGATACCGGGCTTGACCGGTTGAACTCTTCGACGCCCTTGACCGGGGCGACCTGCGCCACACCCTGCCGCCGCGACCAGGCATAAACGGCCGGAGCTTCATAGCCGGTGTCGATGGCCAGCTTGGCCAGCCGCAACTGCGCGCCATTTTGATGGATCCACGTACGGTCCAGAAGCTTCGTCAGCTCCGACCACGCGCCCTGATGGTCCGGACCACCCTCAATCACGATATGATCGACCAGCCAGCTTGTTCCGCCCCGGCCCCAGGCCCAGACGTCGACCTCGATCCGGTCCTTTTGCACATCGGCCCCGGCGGTCAGGAACAGCCCGCCCGCAGGAACGATGCCCGGCTTCCACGCCTCGCGGCGATCATAAAGCCGCGACCAGTCCGGCGCTTCGCCGGTCTCCACCCATGTTTCGCCAAGGATGGTGTTCTTGAACGCCCAGATTGCTTCATCCGAGCCCTGCGCTGCCTCCCATGCTCGCACGATCCGCTCCCAGCTGAGCCAGCCGATCGGCGAATAAAGCGCCGAGAGGTGATAGCCGACGGTGCCGGGATCGGCTGCGACAGCGGTTGCCCGCCATTCGCCCGCCTCCAGCAGCGCCGTCTTGTGATGTTCGGCGATGGCGCGGTCGCAGCCCTCGCAATGGTACGCCGCCGCCTCGGGCCGCCCCTTGTCCCAGCGCAGCCGTTGGAACTTCAGCCATTGGAACTGGCTGCAATGCGGGCATGGCACGAAGAACCGGCGCTGGTCGCTGGCCTCGTATTCCCGTTCGATCCGGCTCAGACCCCGGATCGTCGGCGTCGAGACCAGAAACACCTTGCGCCGATGGGCAAAGGTCAGGGTCCGCGCTTCAGCCAGACTGACCGGATCGCCTTCTTCATCGGCCGAGGCCGGATAAGCGTCGACCTCGTCGAGAAAGATGTATCGCGCCGGGGTGGACCGCAGGCCGACCGCCGAGTTCGCCCCGGTCATGATCAGGATGCCGCCCGCAAATTCCTTCGACAGCATGGTGTTGCCCGCATCACGCGATCGCGCCGGTTTGACCCGGTCCCGCAACTCCGGGCTTTCCTCGATCAGCGGGTCGATCCGCTGGCGCGAATTGCGTTTTGCCAGTTCCACGGTCGGCTGCACCGCGAGCATCGGGCCCGGCGCATGGTGGATGGCAAAGCCGATCCAGTTGTTCCCAGCCTCGGTCGCACCAACCTGTGCGGCCTTCATGAACACGATGCGCTGGACAGCAGAGCTGGGCGACAGCGCGTCCATGATTTCGCGCATGTAGGGCGTGCGCGCCGTGCGATAGCGCCCCGGTTCGGCGCTGGCGCGGGACCCCAGCATCCGGTGCGCATCGGCCCATTCGGACACCGTCAGATCGGCGTCGGGCTTGAGGCCTTGGCCCCAGCTGCGCAGCAGTTGATCAGAACCATCGAAGCTACCGGATGGAGGCTGTCAGGGACTGGCTGCGCGAGCAGGAGGCCCGCAAGGCGCTGACCAGCCGCGCTGCGGCCGCGCGGCGCTGAGGGGGTAATCATGGCACAAATCACTCCACAAGCGCCCCTGCCAATCACCGCCCTGATCACCGAGGCCCAGCGCGAGTTGGACATGCGCAGACAGGTCTACTGGGCCAGCGTCCGGGCGGGCACAATGCGCCAGGCTGATGCCGACAAGCGCATCGCCCTGATGCAGGCGATCGTCAAACGCCTGACCGTGACGGCCGCGCTATGAGCGTTCAGGCCATCACCTGGGCTTTGGATTATGCCGCGGGCAGCGTCACCGAAAAGGTGATCCTGCTGGTGCTCGCA